AGCGCGATTGAGGGTAACGCGGCTAAGTCAGAGATTGAGTCGCCGGCACGGATGTTGGACATCTGCAATGCGTACCGTCCGGGTGAGGATTCGGTGGGTCAGCGTGAGCGCGAGGCGTATGAGTCCACCGTGGGCGATGATGCTTCGTTTAGTTCTTACGGTGTCATGTATGACTCGTTGGAGGCTCCACCGAATGCTCCGTTGACTTTGGATGCTGCTCCGTCTGTCGTGAAGGCTGTCCGTGGTGATGCGGTGTGGCTGGATGCTGAGGGGCGTATCAAGAAGTCGATTGCCAACCCGGTGAACTCGCCGTCTGAGTCGCGTCGTAAATGGTACAACCAGATTACGGCGGCTGAGGATGCGTGGACTGAGCCCGCTGAGTGGGACCCGTTGCAGGGCACTGAGATTGTCATGGAAGCGGGCGAAGAAGTTGTCATGTTCCTTGACTGCTCGAAGTCGGACGATGCTACTGGCTTGATGGGTGTGCGCATGTCCGATGGGCATGTTTTCACTTTGGGCATGTGGCAGCGTCCGCCCGGTAAGCGTGGTGATGGTTGGTTGGCTCCTCGTGAGGATGTTGACGCGACTGTTGACGCTGCGTTTGAGCGGTATCGGGTGGTTGGTTTCTTCGGTGACCCTTCGCACGTTCTTGATGACGAGACGATGGATCGGTATTGGGACCCGCTGTTCGATAAGTGGCATTTGAAGTATCGACACAAGCTACTTGTGTGGGCTTCTGGCACTAAGGGCGGCAAGGGCCATTCGGTCATGTTCGATATGTCAGCTCGTGACAACGCGCGCGTCTTTGCGTCGGCTGTTGGTTTCACGTTGGAGGAAATCAAGTCAGGTTCATTCACTCATGATGCGGATGCTCGTTTGCGTCGCCATGTGCTGAATGCCCGCCGCTATCCGGTGCAGGGGTTCGTTTCTATAGCTAAGGACAGTCGTGAATCTAAGAAAAAGATTGACCTTGCTATTTGCATGGTTGGAGCTCGCATGGTGCGGCGCCAGATTTTGAATAACGGGAAGAAGAGGGGTGGCCGAGTATGGTAATGACACAATCTGCGGTTCTCGCGCTAGCCAATGACATTCTGATTCCTGGGTGGCAGGCGGAGCGTCAGAAGCTTGACGAGATCGACCAGTGGTATCGGTGGTCGCCCGAAAAGGTGCGGGTGCCGGATCATGCTAATCAGGAAGAGAAGTATCTTCGTGATCTGGCTGAGACTCCGTGGCTGAATCTTGTTGTGACGACTGTTGCTCAGCAGCTTGTTGGTGAGCTTGTGCGATCGTCGGAAGCTTCCAATGTTGATGCGGTGTGGTTGCCTTGGTTGCGCAACCGCATGCCGTCACGTCAGCGTGCGATTCACCGTTCGGCGCTTGCTTACGGGTATGCGTACACAACGGTTATGCCGGGTGATTCTGGTGCTGTGATTCGTGGTTATTCCCCGCGGGACATGTACGCGGTGTATGCCGATCCTGTTGAGGACGAGTACCCGATGTATTACCTGCGGGTGCGTGGTAATCACCGCATTGTTGTGGACGAGGAAGCTGTTTACACCCTTGGTGTTGAGGATGGCAAGCTCACCTACATCTCTCACGAGTTGCATGGTGCGGGCGTGTGTCCGGCTATCCGTTATTCGAACCAGATTGACCTTGAGGGGCGAACGCCTGGTGAGATTGAGCCGTTCATTCCGATTGCTCAGCGGATTAATAAGACAACGTTCGATCGTCTTCTGATTCAGCACCACAGCTCGTGGAAGATTCGTACTGCGACGGGGTTGGAAGAGCCTACGACAGCGGAAGATGCTGCTGCTCAGAAGCTCTTGTTGCGTCATAGCGACATCCTTACCGGCGGTGAGGATGTGAAGTTCGGCACGCTCGATGAGACGAGCCCTGAGGGGCTGATCAAGGCTGGCGAGACTGACGTTGAAACGCTTGCGGCTGTGTCCCAGACTCCCGCTCATGCGCTTACGGGAAAGATGATCAATCTTTCTGCGGATGCCATCATGGAGGCTCGTTCGATGCTTGATCTGAAGGCGGGTGAACGCAAGGTTGGGTTTGGTGATTCACACATCCAGACTTTGCGGCTTGCTTCGTACATTGAGGGCCGCGAGCGGGATGCTAATGACTTCACTCTGACGATGGACTGGGCTGATCTTGGCTCGCGGTCTATGGCTCAGGCCGCTGATGCTCTTGGCAAAATGGCGACCATGCTTGGTATTCCGCCTGAGAAGTTGTGGGATCGCGTACCGGGTGTCACGCCCGATATTGCGGCAGCGTGGTTGACATACAAGCAAGAGAATCCTTCTGCTGAGGAACAGTTAGCCTCGGCACTGACCACTCAGTCCAATGGCTCTAACGGCTAGGGGCAAGGAACTCACTGAGGCTCATCGTAAAGCACAGATAGCGATTGCTGCTCGTGCGGCAATCGTGGGGCGTGTGCTGTGGTCGAGGTTGGATATTGACGACCTCGACGGCAGTACGCCCGCATGGCTGAACGCGAATGTTGCAGCCACTCGCAAGTTTCATGCGGAGTCCACGGCATTGGCCGCGGCTTATGTTCCCGAATATCGGGTGGCTGAGCTCGGTTCTGCTGCTGGTTCTCTTGTGGAGCCTGAGTTTGAGACTGCGGCGATGCGGAGCACGTTGCTTTTGGCTGGCCCGGTGAGGGTGAAGGCGTTGATCAAGTCGGGTACTCGTTCGGGTTCTGCTTATTCGGGTGCGTTGACTAAGTATTCGGGGATGATGCGCCGGCAAGTGCTTTCGGGCGGTCGGATGATGATTCACGAAACGACGAGGGCGGATAAGAACGCTGTCGGTTGGCGTCGGGTTACTGATGGTGATCCGTGCACGTTCTGCGCAATGTTGGCATCTCGTGGCCCCGTGTATGGGTCACAGCGGAATGCTTCAGCGATTGCTGGCAGCGGTCTTCGCTATCACGGCGATTGTGGCTGCACTGCGGAGATTGTGTATGGCGAGTGGCAACCGTCTGAGCCTGAGCAGCGCTACATCGAAGAGTACGACAAGGCTGCGCAGGAAGCTGAGGATGCTGGTCTGCCTCGCGTTCAGGAAACGGTGCTGTATCGGATGCGCAATAACGGCGTATTCCGCGACTCTCCACTGTCACGTAACAAATAAGTTTCCTGACCCATACGGGTCAGGTTAGACGATGCCCTGGTGGCATCACGATCCGCCCCTGGGAGGGCTCACAAATGGATGATGAAAACACGGTAGAGGAAGAAACTACGGAAGAAACTGAAGCCCCGGAGGCTGAAGTTGAAACCGAAGAAGATGAGCCGGAAAGTTTCGACGCCGATAAGGCGCGCGAGAAGATCCGCAAAATCAATTCCGAAAACCGCAACCTGCGTAAGCGGGCATCGGAGGCTGAAGCGAAAGCCCAAGACTCAGAAGGTAAGGATGGAAAGTTGACTGCCCTGGAGGCAGAAAACATGCGTCTGAAGATCGGCATCAAGCATGGTCTTGACGCAAATCTCCTTGACCGGCTGAAGGGCGACACTGAAGAGGAATTGCTTGAGGATGCTGAGAAGCTTCTTGAACTTTTCAGTGGCAGGAAGCCACCCACCCAGCAGCCTCGCGAGAAACTGCGCGGCGGCGGCGATCCAACACGGCAACACAATGAAGATTTGGATGACCTCGACAAGTTCGCGGCTGACGTCTTCAAAAACTAGAGCACTGCCATTCGGTGGTGCTTTTCGTATTTAACCAAGGAGGCCCATCGTGGCACATACCCTCTACACCCCTGAGCAGGCAGCGAAGGCGACCCTTGCGTCGCTCCGTTGGCTCTCGAACCTGCCGCGCACCGTGCGTCAGGACTTCTCGACTGAGTTCGTTGCTGGCGCAGGCCAGACCGTCAACGTCCGCAACCCGATCAGTGCCGGTACCGCCTTGATTTACACCAAGGCGAACCGCGATGCTCGTGCTGCGATCGGGTTTAACGACCTGACGGAGACTTGGTTCCCCGTAACCCTCGAAGACCAGATTTACAACGCTGTTCGTCTTCCTGACGACTTTGCGACGTTCACGCTGAAGGATCTGACTCGTCAGGTTCTACGCCCGCAGGCTGAGTCTGTTGTTAACGGTCTTGCTGCTCCACTTATTGCGGAAATGGCTGCCGTTGTTACAGATGGAGCTATTCCGGCGATGGCCCTTGATGGCTCGAACATCATTGACGTGCTTATCAAAACCCGCCAGGTGCTCAATTCGCGCAAGATTTCGACTGAGGGTCGCACGTTCGCTGTTGGTGCTCAGATTGAGTCGGCGCTTCTGGCGCTCCCGCAGCTTCAGAAGGTCAATGAGGCTGGCACGTCTGAAGTTCTTCGGAACGCTACTATCGGTCGCCTGTTCGGATTCAACATCATTGCTGATTCGGCGCTTGCGTCTGACTTCGGTATCGCGTACCACCGTGATGCTTTTGCTCACGTCACGCGCCCGTCGCGCCAGCCTGATGGTGCCGCTAAGTCGGCTACCGTCGCGCAGGATGGTTTCTCGCTGCGTTGGATCCAGCACTACAACCCGCTGCAGCTCGAAGATCAGTCCGTTGTGGACACGTTCTTCGGTGCGGCAACACTCGACGCAGACCGCGCCGTTTCCGTTACCGTCGCGGCCGTATAGCTGATGGCGACCCCGGCAACACTGGCCGGGGTTACTGAGCTTTCTGACTGGATCGGTGAGCCCCTTGTGGCTGACTCTCCGGAAGGCAAGCGCGCTGTTCTGTGTCTCCGTGTCGCGTCTGCTCTGGTTCGCAAAGAATCAGGGCAGACGTGGTTGGAGACTAACGGCGATCTGGTAACTCCCGTTCCAGAAGATGCAGTCATGGTCACTTTGTATTGTGCGTCGCGGGTTTTTGATAACCGTAATGCGCAAACTCGTGGTGGCTTGGATGACTATTCGGAGTCGTGGAAGGTTGATGAGTCGGGCGCATATATTACTGCGTCTGAGAAGCGAATGCTTGCGCAGTTCCGCACGTCTGGGTTCCGTGGTTTGGGTTCTGTTTCTACGACTCGTGTTGAGTCTGCTGTTCCGAGTGCTGGTTGGGTTCCGACTGGCACGCCTGACGTTTTGTTCCCTTGGTATTAGGAGTTCTGACATGCGCCTCTCACGAATGACCAAGCGTGGCCGCGACCTCGCAGAGTGGCGCATGTTGGACACCTGCGAGATCGGCAAGTTCGCTGAAACTACTGATCCTGATACTTTCCAGCCAATCGCGACGTTGGTTGAGTCACAATATGCCGGCAAGTGCAGGGTGGCGTCGAGGTCGAGCGCGGTGTCTGAACGTGAAGCGGGTTCGCAGACTTTCGCTGATCAGTCGTTGGTGCTGAGTGTGCCGATGGCTGATGCTGGCCTGATTCGCACGGACGCAACGGTGAAGGTTACCGCCGTGGATGCCGCTACAGGCAATCCGGCGATGGTGAATCGTACTTATCGTGTGGCCGGTATGGCTATTGGTTCGCAGGCTACGGCGGCACGTTTCCTGTTGGAGTTCCTGTCGTGAGTGCCGATTTTAGTGAGTTCGACAAGTTGAATCTTGATCTGACTGAGGCTGCGAATATCGACAACTTGCAAGCCTCGCAGATTGTCCAGCAGGCCGCGATGAACACGAAAGAGTCGTGGGCGAAGGATC